TAATAGCCGAAATGGCCACCAGCCGCGCCAAATTGAACGTTAAGTGCGCCGTCCTGATTGTCAGGCGGCACGAAACTAACGGTATTGGACGTGGGTTCGTTGCCAACCGCAGCAGGCGCCGACGACCGCCTATTGAAATCGAACTCAAACCCAAATAAGCGGGGCAATTATACATCCTCTGAATGGAAGGTGAATGACATAGGACAAGCTCACTTTCTGGAGAGCCCGTTAAGGCGCTCTCCCCGAAACATTGACATGGGCGAATATGCCGCGGAGCATGATTACAGATTAACGTCGTCGGACTAATTGATGCTGGCTGAAAAGTCGATGTCAACGTTTTTCTGGCTCAGAGTGGATGATGTCCAGTACTGATACTGGAATTCCACCGTATACTCCTCAATCGCCTCTGACGACCAATCCAACGCAATCGTGCCCAGTGCCGTTGGGAATGCGCTAACGAAGATATACTCCGCTGACATACCTCCGCTACGCTTCAACTGCCTCAGCGCCAAGTCTACCTGATAGAAATCAAGACGGGTTGAACCAACCGCCACCTCATGCCTCGCGATTTTGTCCATCCATTGTTCGAATTTCGCGCGAAGCGCGTACGCCTCATCATTGAGAATAGTAACCGATAGTGTCGCAAAGGTTCGGTCTCCCGCAATCTTGAGTTTCCGGCCGAAGTAGGGCACCTCAATCACCCCAACACTTGACCCCGGAATTTCCGAGACTTTAGTCAGAAAACGCGCATTCTCCGTGTTGACGCCCGAGCCAGCTAGGGGAAAGTTAATTTCCATTTCAAAGAGTGATGGACGGGCGCCGCCGTCTTGCATTTTATTGCGAAACGAATCGAGATCGAAAGCCATGTATGTAACTCCTTTTGACTACGTGAGCGCGGGATGTGTTAGCTCGTAATCGCGCCGACTACCTCTGTGAACGACACGCCGCTACGCACGGCCACGAAGTTCAACTGAATGAAATTAATTGCACGAGCCGGCTTCACAAAGATACTGCCCACAAATTCATTCCGGTCAACGACATCCCCAGGGTTGTTTGTCGAATCGCAGACGACCAAGTAATCCGTGATGCCGCGCCGCGCTTTAACAGTTCGCAGAAACGGCTCGACCACATTCTTGAATTGCGACCGAGTGAAGTCGTCATTGAACTCAAACAGATTGTCTTTCGCATACCGCGAAATCGTCTTTTCTAGTACGATGAACAATCGACGCACATTGATGCGGTCAAACGCACTTGGCCGATTCAACAGCGTCTTGTCACCATACAGCAACACACCCTGACCCGGGAAGCTCACTACCGGGTTGACACCAATTTTATAGAGGTCATCCCGGTCACCCTGCTTCGGTGTCCACGCCAGTTTCACCACGTTCTTAATATTGCCGCGGGAGAAGCCGGCAGGTGAGAACCACGGGTCTTGCGCCTGATCAGTGTGCGCTGCTAAGCCCGCAATATCTCCGTTAAGTGGCACCCAGCGATATACATCGTTATACTTATCATACAAATATTTCCAGCCGCTATCCATAACAGCATAACTGCTGTTTGGAAGATTGTTTCTGTCGGTCGTGATCGACGCGACCTCGCTCCCGAGGTTGTTCACGACACTGGCTTTCAGTGGCGATAGGAACGCGACTGCATCCTTACGCACTGCGGCGATGTCATCGACTACATAAGTGCCCAGTGTCGATGGTGTCGCAGGACCGCTGATCAGCAGTGAAACATCTGTCGAGTCCGGGTCGACAAAGAGGTCCCATCCCGTTTCAATCTGTCCGACAGTAATGTTCTCGTTATCGTCGTTACCACCTAGCAGTGACTTCGTATACGGTAGCGACTTACTACCAAAAGTCAAGCCCAGCGTCTTTGAACCCCAGTTTGTCGTGGTACCCACGTGGGACAACCACCATACATACTGCGACTGACGATTCAACACATTCTTATAATAGTTGTTGTCACCGTTTAGAGACTGACCATCAGAGGCTTTCGAGAGATAGGCATACCTTTCGATTGGAACGTCAACCACACCATCGAATTTCCCATCTTCGTCCGTGACCACCACATGCATCTCGTCGGTGGTGCCGGAATGGTCAGTTCCGTACTGGCTCGTTCCCGGCGCGCCGTCGAAGTGCTGCCAGTATTCCCACTGACGCTGCCAATTGGTGGTTGTCCATGTATTCGCGACAACCACAGCCGACTCCATAATCATCGACGAGCTATTCGTCAATGTCTTTACCTGATACCGAGCCCCGCCGATGCTGATGTAGTCGCCGACAATCAACTCGGTGTTAAAGGCTGGCGTCGAAGTGCCGGTGACCGTTGCACTACCTGCGGTCGTGACGAGACTACCAGACGCATTCGCTTGGAAAGCCTCCGCAGACGGGCAGATACTCACCTTGATCGAATTCCCCAGATCACCTGGCCACTTAGCTGCAACGGCTCCGTACCCCGTCGCGCCGCTGTCAAAGGACGAATCATGGTGGGTATCGTTCTTGATAAGCAGACCACGTGTGGTGTAGGTATTCGCACCAGAAACGGCACCGGACAACGCAGAGGAGACAGTCAAATGCGTGTTGTCGGTAATCGTCGCGACGGTCGCTGATTCGCCTGTCGCAAGGTTAATCGTTTGACCGACAACCAACTCAGTCTGAAACAACGTGCCTGTTCCCGTAATGGCCGTCGTTGAGGTATTCGCCATCCCTGTGCCGGTAGTCGACTTGTTGTCACTCGTTGCATTCAGCGCATTACCGCTGACTGCCCGAACAACTTTAAGTGTATTGGAATACGCCAGAAATGCCGCAGCAGAGAACCAATATTGGAAGTTGTTGGCGTCTGGTTCACCGAACTGATCGATCAAGTCGACTTCAGAAGCGACGTTCTGCACTTGCAGACACGGACCCCATACAAAAGGGCCGACAAATCCGCCGGCCGACAGAGAGACGTTTTGGACGCCTGATGTCAGATCCACTTCAGAAACATTGATGCCCGGCGAAACTTGAAATGCCATAACCCTATATCTCCTTCGTAACGGAATTCGGAAAAAGAATGCCGCAAAACCTGTGCCGTCGGTGTGT